CCCCGCGGCGTGAGCCTTTGGTTTGCCCTGTACCGGCTGTTCCCGGCGCAGATGGCCTCTGTGATCTGCATGACTTGTCCCTCCTTATGCGTTCAGGGCGGCCCGGACGGCCTCCCGGTATTTTGCGGGCACCTGAGCCAGGGTGATTCGCCCCAGCCGCACCTGCAAGGTCAAAAACTGTACCATTTACTCCGCGCCTCCCATCACAAGCTCCAGCATCGCCGCCTCCAGCGCCTCCAGCCGCTCCTCCGCCGTCGGCTCCGGCGCAGGCTGCGCGGCCAGCATGGCGTTGTATTCCGCCTCCTCTGCCGGGGTCATGTCCCGGATGACCCCGTTGTCGCTGATCCTCAATTCGCTCACCCCATTTTGTAAATGTTGACGGTTGTCCCGCTGATGATGTTGACGTCGGATGTTGCGGAGTAGATGTATATTTTGTTTGCCTTGTACGCGGCATTTGTCGGGACGTTTTGGGAGTCTTGTGTCCTGTCCGACACTGAGTGAATCGTCCCATCGAGCACAAAAAACGTCCATCTGGATTGCATGACACCATACTTTTGTTGTCCTTTGGCCGTCCCCACTATCATGCCGGTATATGCGTTCGCCTCTGACCCGATTCGGACGGTTACAATAGGCACTGTAACGTTGGCGGTCAAATCTCCGTTGTTTGGTACAATCGTCTCACAAAAATACAGCTTGCCCGGCTCGACCGTCAGGTCATCTATTGCCGACATGGTCGTCCCGTCTGCGGTCCAGGTATACACCAGCTCGATGCCGCTTGAGCTTCCACCGCCCCCCGGCGCGGTCCACAGCTTGCCGTCTGCGTCCTTGCCCACGGCCTGGGTCATGGCGTCCGTCTTGGCCTCCGGATGCGGGATTGCGTCCCACACGGCCTTCGCGCCGGGGTACTGCGTATTAGTGGAGCTTGCGGAGAGGGCATCAACCCTGTTAGAGATCTGCTCCAGTCCTGTCTCTTTGACATTGACCTTACCATTATTCTGCACTGTTACAAGAGTGACATAACCCTGCACACCGTTAAGGGTATCTGTTGAGGTCACCTTCGTAAAACGAGATATGGATTCGTCAGCAAACGACAACGAGCAAAATATCCCACCTGCTACCACATACACCTGTTTCCCCGCCTGCGCGGCTTCATAAATCTGCGCCGTGGTCTTGTCGCAGGTAAACGGGCTTGCGGATGTGCCCGCTCCGGAGATTGTGCAGAGGAGCACGTCCGGCGCGTTGGCGGGCGTGTAGCCCAGGGCGGCGGTGATGCTCGCCTCGGTCACGCTGGCGTCGGAGCCTGCCGGTCCTGCCGGTCCCTGCGGCCCCGTCTCGCCATTTGCGCCCGTCTCTCCCCGTGGGCCTGCGGGGCCCTGCGGTCCTGTCGGCCCCTGCGCTCCGGTGTCGCCCTTTGCGCCGGTGTCACCCTTTGCGCCCTGGTCGCCCTTGGGCCCCTTGATGCTCTCCGCCGCCGGGGCCGTGGTGGACTTGGACCGCTCCCAGCTGATCTCCCCCGCCGCGCTCACCGTGGGCCGCCAGAGATAGCCGCCGTCTCCGCCGCCCCCGCCCGTCTGCGCCGCCTCGTTGATGGCCGCGACGAGGGTGTCCTTCGCCTCGGTCGTGAGGTCGTCGAGGCTGCCCATCCTTGCGAGGATCTGCGCCCAGACGGCGAGCGTCGGGTCCGTGGACGTGTCCCCGCTGGGGTCCGCGCCCCGCTCGATCTGCCCGAGCTCCGCGTAGACGGTCGGCGTCTTTTTGTCCCCCTCGACGCCGTAGACGCCGCAGCGCAGCACCCCGCCCGGCACCGTGAGGCATTCGTGCGGGATCACCGCCTCCCCGTTCGCGATGAGGCAGTCCCTCGTGACGCCGCTGCCCTCGAAGACCGCCGTCCGGGCCGTGACGTTCTCCCAGCCCGCGCCGAAGCGGAATGTGACGGCCTTTCCCGTCAGTCCCGTGGTAATGCGCTCATTCGCCGACCGGACGCACCGCGCCCTCTGCCGGTCCGCGCTGATTTGGATCATGCCTTTCTCCCTCCTTCGTCTTCGTTCAGCATACAGGAAAGGCGGCCCGGAGTTCTACCCCCCGGACCGCCCGTTCTTCCGCCGCCGGTTATTCCCACGGCGTGTCCGTGTCCTTCCAGTTCCCCTTGAGCGCGTCCCAGAGCGCCTTCTCCTGCTCCCGGCCAAGGCCAAGGCCCTGAATATAGTCCACGACCTTCTGCTTCTTGCTGCCGGGAACGGTCTTTCCGCTGCTGTCCTTGTCCGCCTCGACGTCGTTGTGGAACGCCCAGGCCTCCGCAAAGGCCTCCCGGTCGATCCCGGCGGGCTCGGCGATTCCGTACCAGGCCGCCGCCATGGACGCGCTCGCGTCCGTGTCCCCGGTGTCTCTCTGGTAGTGCCAGCGGTTCACATCGTCCTCCGCCTCCTCCGCGTCGCGGCCCGTGTACCGCTCGATGAGCCTCTGCGCCTCCTGCTCGGTGAGGTCTCCGTCGAGGTAGTGGTCCTTGATCTTCCCCCGGAGGCCGTCCTGGATGCTCTCGGTGATCTCCTCCCCGGTCTTCACCCCGGGGAAGGTCCTCCGCAGCTCCGCCAGCTCCTTCTCGTAGTCCGCCTTGCTGCCGGACTGCGCGAAGCTGTAGAGCCATTCGAGCTTCTGGTCCTTGCTCTCGTAGCGCTTGATCTTCATCCGCGGCGAAATAGCCCCGATGGTCGCGTTCCAGATGGACGTGACCTCCCGCGTGGTCGCCGCCAGCGGCAGACCGGCGGTCGAGGACAGCGCGTCCAGCGTCTTGTAGACCTTGCCCCAAGTGGTCATGCTGCCGTAGCTCGTGACCTTCGTCGCCTTGTCCAGCTCCCCGGTCTCCAGCTTGTAGGTCTCCGCCCAGATTTTCGCGGCGTTCACGATCTTGGAAATGAACTCCGTGTCCATCCGTTCATTGCTGTAGCCCTGCAGGATGCTGACCGCGTCCTTGAAGTACGGCAGGGAATCGATGGGAAGCAGGTTCTGCCCGAGGTTCCCGTCCAGGAGCTTCTCCCCGAACAGCGCGTTGATGAACTTCGTGATCGCGTCCTCGTCGTCATCGTCCCGGAAGGCGTCGAAGAGGGATTCCACCAGGGCGCTGGCCGCCGCCGTCGAGGCAAAGACCGTAAAGGCCCGCAGCAACTTCCCGCCCTGGGCTTTCCAGCCGTTGCCGCCTCTCCGGTTCACCTCCTGGATGCCCATTGCCGCGTCGAGCAGCATGTTGTAGGAAAGCGTCGGCTCGCTCATGAAGGCCGTGGAGAGCTTGGAGAACGTCGACTTGCTCCGCATCATGTGGCTGCGCGTCATGGTGCTGTCCACGACCTGCGTCGCATAGACCACCTCGCGGAACCGCTCCGCCGTCTGCTGCAAAAGCGCCTGCCCGGTGTACCCCTTGGCCTTCTGCTCCAGCTTGCAGGCCGACCAGATGACGGTCCACGTCGAGGTGTCGCCCAGCTCTGCAAGGGACATGGACTTCTCCACGACCTTCTCCTTGATGCCCGCTGCGTTCTTGATCTGCTCCCGGACACCACGTCCGATGTTCGTGTCGTAGAAGCCCAGGGACTTCCAGAGCGCGATGCCGCTGTGCTCCAGCATCTCGCCGGTCAGCCCGCTGCGGCTCCCCCGGAAGACGTTGCCGGAGGCGTTCCACAGGGCATTGGGCGCGTTTTTCAGGGCGAGGGTCAGATACTTCGGGGAGATGACGTTCGCCGCCCTGACGTAAGCCGTCGGCTGGAGGAGCGCCACTCTGAGGTTCGCCGCCACCGCCGCGACCTTGTAGTTGGAAATCATCCTGTTTGCGAAGCCCTCGCCGCGCCCGCCCTCGCTGACGCCGTTCAGGTCCTTGATGAACGTCGTGAAATACCGGAGCGCATCGGAGCCGTAGACCGCCTCGATGGACTGCTTGACGTTCTGCGTCAGGAGCTGCCCGGCCCCGTTCTTTACGGTGTCCCGGTAGTTGAACCATTTCATGGTGTCAAGGATGGGCAAAGCCAGCGCGTTGTACTTCGCCATGTCGGACATGTGGTTTGCGAAGGTATCGAAGATGCTGCCGATGACGATGGCGTTGTTCGCGCCCTCCCGCAGCCCCTTGGTGGCCGAGAGGTTGAGCAGCCGGAACATGCTGTTCTCCTGCGCCTCCGTGTCCCGGGCGATCAGCTCGTTGCTGTCGGAGACGACGGGATAGTAATGAGGCTCCGTGAAGTATCGGTAACCGAACCGCTCCATGCTGACCTCGTTGCCCCAGGCGCTGCCCTGGATCTCCATGTACTGCTGGAGCCTGTCCGCGACGGCCTTCTGCCGCTCGCTGAGAAGCCCCGCGATGTTCTCCACGTCCGCAGCGGTGAGCAGCACGGGCCGGATGCCCTGCCCGGAGATGCGGACGCCGCCGCCGTAGAGGTGCCCCTGGGCCTGCTCGCGCTTGGACAGCTCGTAAAGCTCCATCGCGTTTGCTGTGCTGAGCGTAATGACCTCGCCGCTGTCCAGCGTGACGGTGTGCTTCTCCTTCTCCCAGGCCTTGACCTCCTTCTCCGTGTAGGTGTCCTCTGCGAAGCGGATGATCCGGTCCGAGTTGAAGGCCAGCCGGTCCCAGCCGTCCGCAAGGCGGCGGAACATGTCCTGCCCGCCCTCGCCGAAGCGCCGGAAGGCATAGTACGGCGTGGTGTTCTTCCAGCTCAGGAAGTTCCGCAGCACGTCCTCCGCCTTGCCCGCCTTGGAATCCAGCCCGAAGTGCAGCTTCCGCTCGCGCATGGAATCCAGGTCCAGGGCCGTGGCCTCGGCGGCGTCGCGGACGCTTTCGAAGTGCCCGGCGGTAATGAGCCGGTTGATCTGCTTGATGGACGTGGTCAGGACCGTGAGCACCTGGTTCAGCTCCTTGAGCTGGGCGGAATTCATGGCGTAGAGCGGCTCCGTCTGCCCGTCCGAGACAAACCGGAAGATATCGTCGATGTCATCCAGGAACTCCGGCGGCAGGTCGAGATACCCGAGGTCGCTGAGCTTGCCCTGCGCCTGGTCCGCCGCTACCCTCCGGATCTTCTCCAGGGACCGCACGAGCCGTGCATCCGCCCGGGTCTCCGTGCCTCTCTCCTGCATGGATTGGGAGAAGCGTGACGGCGTAAGCGCCTCCAGCAGCTCCTTGACGGGCTGCTTCAGCGGCTCCGGGATGTGCTGCTTGTCGTTGTTCTGGGTGAGCATCCGGGTCAGCTCCTCGCAGCGGGCCTCGATCTGTGCACGCTGTCTCCGCGCCGCCTCGGTCTCATTCCGGTTTTCCCGGTAGTCCGTGAGCCGCTGCCGCTGCTCGGCAATGCGGTCGTTCAGCCGCTCCTCCGTTCTGGCGATCCGGTCCTGCAGCCGCTGGATCGCGGCGTCGTTCCGGGCGATGGTCTTGTCCTTGGCCCGGATGTCCCGGTTCGCCGCCCGGAGGGCTTCCCGGCCCTCAGCGCCAGCCGCGCGTTCCTGCGCCAGCTTCGCCTCAAGGCGGCTCATGGCCTTCGCGTCCTGCCGACCCTGGGCCATCTGTCCGGCGAGGATGCCCTGCTCCCGGGCCTCCTGCGCGTCGGCCTTCGCCGCCCGGAGGGCTTCCCGGGCGTCATACTCTGCCGCCGAGGCAAGGTCCACCTGTCCCTCGCTGCCCTTCAGCCGCTTCAGCTCCGCCCGCATCTGCCGCAGGTCCCGCTGCAGCGTCGCGATCTCTGCGGAGACCGTGTCGCGCTCCTGGTATTTCATCCCACGCCCCAGCTCCGTCTCCGGCCTCTGTGCCCTTCCGTAGTGCTCCAGCACATTTTGCGGAAGCACCTCGGGGAAATATTCATTGACATAGTCGAGAAGTTTGCGTATACTGATGGTGGAATCGGTACCGGGAGCGGAATTCTTTCCGTAAACCTGGGGCAGCAATGCAGCCGGTTCCTTTTTTGCGCTCATGGCATAAAGGACGTCCATGGACATGACCTCATTGCTGAACCGATTCACAACAGACCGGACCAAGGAAAGCTCCCCGGCGCTGTTCCGCGCCGCGCCGATCAGAACATAGCTGGCCGTTGCGCCTTCCTTCTTTGGTGTCATTTCGTTGATGCGGATGGAATTCTGGAGAATTTCCCCGGCTCGCAGAACGATTGGCCCGTTTACACCGACCCGGCGGTCGAGACTGTGCTTGAGTCCAGGCGTCCCGATCACCACGTCCGTTCCGATGTCCTTCACATATACGCTCACGCTGCCGGTCTTTGGGTCAAAGGTCCCGATCCTGGCGGCGTTTTGCTTTGCCTGGAAGATAATGTCCGCCCGGCTTTTCAGCGTAGTGCCGGAAACCTCCGTAACCTCCATATCCGGCTTCTCCGTCAGCGCCTCGTAGGAATAGTCCCGGTCAGAGAACTTCACGCCCTCATAGATCTTCTGGCTGAGGTCCGAGGCGATCTCATACATTCTGTCCACGCTGCCGCCAATGTGCTGGAAGTAGCCGCCGTCCTTGATCATGCCGATCAGGGACTTTTTTGCCGCCTCCACGTCGAACACCGGCTGCACCGCAGGCGTCTCCAGCGCGGAGCGCCGCGTCTCGTTGACGAGCTTCATGTAGTTTTGGTTGTCGAGGAACCGCTCGAACCGCGGTCTGAGGTTGTTCTCCTCCAGCGCCCGGAGATAGGTCTGCAGGTCGTTGTTGTGCTGTGTCGGGAGAATTTCCTTTGCATTCCCCTTCGTCCATCCCGCCTGCTTGACGTCGGAGCTTTCGGCGGTGTAATTCGTGAAGCCGAGCCGCTGGGCGACCTGCTTACCGGTCCGCACCAGGTGGTAGGGGATGACCACGTCGATCCAGTCCTGCGCAAGCGCCCAGTTGACCAGCGTGTCGTTCGTCGCAACGAAGGTAATGCCGACGTTCGGGTTCTCGGCGCGGAGCTTTTGCGCCTCGGCCCAGGACGCGCCCTGCAGTGCATTCTCAGCCACAACGCCGTTCCGCTCGAAGCCGAACACGGAAACGTTGATGTTGATGCCGCTCGGCGCAAAGATTCGGACGAAGTCCAGGTCCTTCGTGTAGGCCAGCATCTTCAGCCCGCGCACGGAGGCGTCGGTGATCATCTGCATATTCTCCAGGATGAAGGCCGGGGAAAAATCGGAGAAGGAATACATCCGGAGGCCGAAGCCCTTGTTGAGCTTCGTGATCTTGTCCTTTGACCAGTTCAGGACATGCCCGTTGTACGCCGTGTAGCCGATACGCTTCTTTGCCCACGAAGCGCTCTGCGCATACCGCATGGCGTCCTTCACCTGCGCCCGGATGCCCGGCTCGATGATGTCGTGCATCAGCTTGTTTACATTCGTGAGGTCGCTCGCCTGCATCATCTGCCCGCCGCTTCTGGCGGTCTTGACCCACAGGTCGAACCGGCTGCGCATATCCTTCGTGTCCTTCCGTTCCCCGAGGAATTCCTTGTAGTTATCCGCATCACTCATGCCGCCTTCCATCCGGCGGACGACCTCATCGCGCTGCTCGATGTACTTCCCAAGGAATTCTCTGTACGCCTTTCGGTCGGTCGCAACGTAGCAGTATTCGCACTCCGGGCGAATCTCCGTGCCAGCCATAAACTGCGAGATGTTGATGCACTCGTCCACGGTCAGCGGTCTGCCGAGCAGCTCGGAAACCGCGTCGAGCAGCTCCTCCGCGCCCATGGAGCGCGGGCAGACCGTCGTGTTCTCCTCCGTGCCGTTGTACGCGCCATCCGCGAAGTAGGTCTTGCCGGAGAAATCGTCCGGCAGGTTCAGCGCATCGCGGAGCTTCGGGTCCCGCATGATCTCGGCGATCTGGCTACGGGCCTCCGCCGCGCTGCGCATCACATTGACCGGGACGAGGCCGAGCGCCTCGTTCTTCTTCTCCGCGTTCTCCTGGAACTTCTCGTTGTCGCGGAGTGAGAATGCCGCCTCCTGCGTCGGATTCATCAGAGTATCCGCCGCCTTGAGGTCCGCATGGACCGTGCCAAGCGCGCCCTCCTTCGCATTCTTCACCGCCGCCGTGAGCGCCTCGTCCCAGAGCTTCTGCAGCTCCCCGGCGTAATTCTCCATCATGTGGATGGATTCCGGATGGACGGCCTCCACGCCCTCGAAGGCCTTGCGCAGGCTCTCGAAGAACTTCTTCATCCAGTCCCGCACCTTCTCGAAGAGGGTGCGGTTTTCTTCTGCGAGCTGCTGCACCGCCTTGCTGTCCCGCAGCATCATCTCGCAGCCGTCCGCCACGACCTCCTCCAGCGCCTCCTGCGCCGTGATGGGGTGCCCGGCCTGCTCCGCCGTCGCCATCTTTCCCTCCGCGAGGTCCTGAATGCTGTGCCCCTCCCACTGGGAGAGCCGCTGCACCATGAAGTCCTGGAGCGCCGAGAACTCCGTCGGGGCCATCTCGGCCATGTAGTGCGTCAGCTCATGGCAGATCGTCCGCAGCATGGAGGCGCTTTCCAGCTTCCCCTCATAGGCCGCGCCTGCGTTGAGGTCCACGTGTACCGTCCCGTCCCGGTAAGCGCCGTTGGCCCCCTGGAGCCGCCCGGTGCTGTCCGCGCTGCTCTTGTAGATCGTGAAGTCAATGCCCGTGACCTTTGCGAGGTCCCGGATGAACTGTACGGAGGCCTTCTGCTGCGCGTTGAGCTTGGCCCCCTTGGCGGACTGCTCGAAGGTGACGGTCCCGGTGCCGAGCCGCGTCATGCCGGTTTTGCGCAGCTGCGCCCGGCCCGCCGTCTGCCCGGCCTTGTAGATGGCCGTGATCTGCTCCCCGCTCAGGGCCTTTCCGAGCTGTCCCGCCTGGAGGTTCCGGAGCACCGTTTCCGACGAAGCGGAAGGGGAGGCCATGCCCACAGCCGCCGCCATGTCCGCCGCCCGGAGGTAGGCCGCCACGTCCTGCCCGGCCTTGTACTGCTCAAAGACGGTCCCGGCGGCGCTGCCGTACTGCTTCGCGCCCTCGGCCAGCGTCCGCGTCCCCGCGTCCACCTTGAGGCTGTCCAGCGCCACGGTCTGTACGCTCTCGCCCTGCCGCACCTCGGCCATGAGCTTCCCGCCCTGCTCGGAGACGGTCTGCACCTCGGCGATCTGGCCGTTCAGCAGTGCCCGCCCGTTGGCCACCTCGGAGACGTCAGAGAGCCGGGTCCGCGCGTCCCGCCCGGCGGACCAGGCCGCCTGCTTCTGCGCGTCGGTGAGGTAGTCTGTGGCCGTGCTCGTCTGGGCCGCCGATAGCTTCGTCCCCGCCTTGCCCATCTCGTAGGCCACGCGGTAGCTCATGTCGTACTGGGCAACGTCCTGCCCCTCCTGATAGGTGGCCTGCATGGCCCCGCTCTGCTTCCCGTACTTCGCGGAGGCCTGCTTGAGGGGCGCGAGCCGCTCCTCGTTGCGGCCCATCAGCTCCCGCGCCTGGTAGCCCGTGACGCCCTTGCCCTCGGCCACGCGCTGCTCCGCCCGCTTGAGGAGCTTTGAATCCGGATTGACCGCCCGCGCCTCGTCCAGAAGCGCCTGCGTGTCCGCCGGATCGGCGTAGGCCGCCTCGTAGCGCTTGTTCGTCATGTACTCCGCCGCGCCGGACATGGCGATGCCGGAAAGGCCGCCCGCCAGCCCGTCGAGGACCACCTGCTTGACGTAGTCGCCGAATACTCGGCTGAAGGCGTCGTCCTCCGTCGCCCCGCTGGCCAGCAGCTCCCGGTACTGGGTCCTAAGCTCCGAATCGTCGCCGTTCTTCAGCTCGTCGTAGATGGTGTTCAGGAAGTCCGAGGCCATCTCCTCGCTGCCCTCGGAGAGGAAGCTGTTGCGCAGCGCCGTCCACGTCAGGCCGTTTGGGTTTTTCAGGATGGATTCGACGCTGTATTTCTCCGTCAGGCCCTCGATGAGCGCAGACGTCACGCTGTCCAGCAGCGCATCCGCGTCCGTGGAGCCGCTTTCCTTCGCCTGCACGAAGGAATTGGCGAACACCTCTCCGGACATCTGGGTGGAGATGAAGCCGGAGACGAACCGGTTCAGCTTCTCCGCCGCCGCCTCCGTCATGTCCGGGCTGGGTTTGATTCCGCCGCCGCCCAGCGCCTGGCCGACAAGCATCCGCACGCCGCTGTCCACAGCGCTGTTGACAGTGTCGTAAAAGAACCGCCCCACGTCGCCCATCTGGCCGCCCACGGCCCCGCGGATGGTCGAGGTGCCCTGGGAGAAGTACATGGAGGGCGTGTTGTAGTCTACGGGCCGGTACTGCTCCGCGCCCGCGCCGCCCCGGAAGAGCTTTTGGGCCAGCAGGCCCACGGAGCCGATGGGGGAGAGCAGGTTGGTGGCGTAGCTCTGCACCGTGCCGTACACGCCCCGCGCCACGCCCTCCGCGCCCCTGCCTGTGACGTCCTCGGAAAGTCCGGCCATCTCCTGCTGCATCCGCTCCGCGTTGCGCACCCGGGAGGCGTACTCGATGACCTCATCCGGCTCGTACCCGGCCCCGGCCAGAATGGCCGCGATCTGGTTCCGCCGCGCCCGCTGGTCCCTCTGGCGCTGCGCCCGCTGGTCCGGCGTCATGCCCGCCAGCGCCGCCTCGTCGCCGTCCTGCCAGGCGAGGACGCTGTCCGTGGTGTAGCCCGCTGCCTCCAGCGCCTTCTGCCGCAGGTCCTCGGGCATGGAGCCCCAGCGTTCCGCGTTCTTCACCTGGTAGTAGTATTCCCGGGCCTTGTCCCAGTCCTTCCGGTCCTGCGCGGTGAACTCCGGCGTCTCCCGGAAGGCCGTGCCGCCCTGCATCATGCCGCCGTAGCCGGACCGGGCGGCCTTGTACTTCTGCTCCAGCTCGTTTGCCCGCTGGAGCCAGTAGTCGGAGCCGCGGAACATCGCCGTCTCGTCCTCCTGCGCCCGCATGGCAAGCTCACTCCGGGCTGTGCTCTGCGCCAGCCGGTCCAGCTCCTCCTGCGCGCGCTTGCCGACGTGGTAGCGCCCGTCGCTCATGACTACGCCACCGGCCCGGAGGCGGCCCGCGGCCCGCTGATTCGCCTGGATGGACGCCGCATAGTTCTCCGGCGACACATACCCGGAGGCCTCCCGCTCCGCCGCCTCGTCCTGCGCGCTCCGCTCCTGTGGGGTCTGCGTCTTCTTCACAGTGATCCCAGCGATCTGGTTCCGCAGCGCGTCCCGCTGCTCCTCGGGCAGAATCCCGCGGGTCATACCATAGGCCACTTGCCCGCCAGCCAGCCGCCTGAGGTAGTCGTCAAGGCTCCGGAGGTATTCGGCGTTGCTGTCCGTCCGCTCTTTGTATACTTCCCGGGTCCGCTGGGAGAGCTGCGCCAGCTGAGGGAGCGTGACGCCGCTGTTCAGTCTCCCGTTCCCGTCAAAGAGGCTCTGGGTGTCCCGGACCAGGCTCTGGTACCGGTCCGCCCGCGCCTGCTCCTTCTTCTGCCGGTATTCCGCATAGGCCTCGTTGATCCGGCTGCCGCCCAAATCTCCGCCCGCCGCCGCGGTGCGAAGGTTGCTCAGAATTTCCTCGCGGTCCGCGTACTCCTTTGTCTTCTCAATGTCGCTCCCTCTCTGGGGCGTATTGCCTGCCGTCTCCTTCAGGCCGGAAAGAATTGTGCTTCGTTTCTTCGCCATCGTGTGCCCTCCGCTTAGTTCGATCTGGTCTTCCGGGACTTATAGTACGCATCGATCTGCGCCAGCTGCCGGTCGCTGAGCTGGTCCGCATACTGGAGTAGCTTCTGCGCCGCCTCGGCTTTGCTCTTGTGGATGGCCGTCAGGACCACTTCGTCGCGGATGTTCTTGTACGTCGCATCGTCCACGCCCTGCGGCGACGTTCTGCTGCTCTTCGAGGACCCGCCGCGCCCGCGACCGCCTCCGCCTCCGCCTCCGCCGCCGGAGCCGCCCCCCGCAGCAGCCGCCATCTGCTGCTGGTAGTAGGCGAGCCACCGCTGCGCCTCATCCTGCGACATGCCAGCCGCCGCCAGCTCCTCCGCAGAGGGCATATAGCCCAGCGTGGTGATGAGGTTTACCGCCTTTTGATAGGCGTCCTGCTGCCGCTCGTAGCTCATCTCCTGCTCGTTTTGCCACTGCGTATAGCCGCGGTTGTAGAGGTCGCCCTCGCGCTGCTGGAGCTGCTGGAGGCTGTCCATGTAGCGGTTGTACTCGTCCTGATAGCGGTTGTACTCCGTGTCGCGCAGCCCGCCCAGCATCTGGTACTGCTGCATCATGTCGGTGCCCTCCTGCTGGTAGCGGTCGTAGGCCTTGTCGTACAGATCCGGCACCACGTTCCCGAGCTGCTGGAGGTAGGCATCGTACTGCTGCTGTGCCGCGCCCTGTGCATAGGTGCTGTCATAGCCGCCGGTCAGCGCCGCCGCCTGGCCGAGGGTGTCCTGCATGGCCTGCTTCCCGAGGGTCGTGTACTGGTCCTTGTACTGCTGGTACAGCGCGTCCGCGTTGACGTCGTAGGAAAAGTCCTTGCGGCCCACAATTTTGTTGTAGATGTCCTCCAGCTGCTTGTCGTAGGTGCCCGCATAGCTGGGGGCCTGGGCCTTCTGGGCCTCCTGGAGCCGCCCAAGGGCCTCCTGATACTGCTGATCCCCGCTGGGATCGTACTTGTAGGAGGGCGCCTTTGGAGCCTCCTGCTGCTGTGATCCGGAGGAGCCGTAGAGCCGCCCCTGCGTCCACTCGCCAAAAATGCCGTCCGCGTCGATGCCCTGTGCCTGCTGATAGTGCCGGACTGCATCCTGCGTCCTCTGCCCATAGATGCCGTCCGCGCCAGATGAGCCGACATCGTAGCCGGCATTGATGAGCGACTGCTGCAGCTTGCGCACATTGTCGCCCCGATCTCCATAGCTTAGATACATAGTTTGCCTCCTTAGATATATCCCCGGCGGTGCTGCTCGGGCGTAAACTGATTGAGCGGATCGCTGATGATGGGCACGCGGACCGGCGGATGCACTGGCTTGATCGGGCGCGACATGCACATATATCGCACCTCGTCCGCCACATGATCCTCCATCGTGGTGTCCAGATCCTCCGGCTTGGTCTCGGAGTACATCATCAGCGGGATCGTGCGGATAAATGCCTTGCAGGTGTCGAATACATACATCCGCGCATACCCCTGCGCATCAAACTGCAGCCGGTAATGTACCTGCATCCAGCCCGGTATCCGGGCATTGTCTCCCGGTGTAAAGTAGATGCCGTAGCGCATCGCTGTCTCCGCCACACTCTCACCGCGCGACTGGTCCCAGATGCTGGGATCCGCGATGCTGTCCACGATCTGCTTGCCCCTCAGCCACGGATGCTCCCGCTCAAACTCCGCCGCCCGGCGGAACTGCTCGTCCGGCGACCACTTAACGCCCTCGTTGGGCTCTCCGGTACAGCCGTACAGCTCCGCGATCCGGTACAGCACCCCGTCGTAGTCCACAGCCCAGTAGGCCAAGGAGAACGGCTTTGCGTAGCCGAAGTCGTAGGATCGCATGATCGTCCAGCTCCGCGCCGCGCCCGTAGAGAGATCGATCGGCGGAATAACGTGCGTCCATCGGTGCTGCTGCCGCGCCTCCTCCGGCGTGATGCCTGCCGCCGCGCACATCTCCGGATCCGGTGCCGCCCGGAAATCCTCGAAAAACTGCCCCTCGTACACGTCCCAGCGCCCCTCCAGCCACGCCTTGCGCAGCTTGGTGGGCAGGGCCTTGAGCTCGTCGAGGTATTCCGGCTGCATCTCCATCAGCGCGTGGTTGTCCGTCACGAGCGCCTGGGTGAAGGAATACGCCCCCGGCTTCTCGGCGTCCTTGTACTGCCGGTCGATAAACAGCCGCTTGATGTAGTCGTGCCCCACGCCGCCCGGGTTGCAGGTGTAATAGGTCCGCTTGGGCAGGCCGTTGGGCTGGCGCACCGCAAGGTTGATCTTTTTAATCCACTCCTCCTTGAGCTGCGTCGCCTCGTCGATGAAGATCACGTCGTACTCCGCGCCCTGGTATTGGTCGAGGTCCCCGTCCGATGCGCAGTAGCCAAACCAGATCGTCGACCCGTTGTAAAACGCGAATACCTTGTCGCTCTTGTTGTACCGGGCCATTTCCCGCGGAAGCATCCCCTGCAGCGGTACGATGTGGTTGTTGACCAGCTCCCGATACGTCTTGCGGACGATCAGCACCTTGATGCCCGGCCAGCGCCTGCAAAGCAGGATGGCCTTGACCCGCACAGCCCAGCTCTTGCCGCCGCCCCGCGCGCCGCCGTAGGCTACGTGCCGGTGATGGTCCGCGAGGAACTGCGCCTGCTTGGGGCTCGGGGCCGGAATGTCGATGGTCACTCCTCCCACGCCTTGTCGCCCCCTGCGATCCGTACCGTGATCTCGCTGTTCCCGTCTTCCTTCTCCGCCTGCTTCCGCAGCGCCGCGATCCTCGCCCGCTGCTCCTCATCATCGAGCACGCAGCGCACGTCCTGGATCTCCTTGAGCGTGCGGAGCGCGCCTGTGAGCGCCTGCAGGCCTCGTTTATCCTTGAGCATATCGGCAATGTCATACTCCTCCATCGCCGCCTCCAGCTTATCCAGCATCGTGTCGGCAATGCTGTGCACGCGCTTTGCGCGCTCCACCTGCCGCTCGACCAGTGCATCGACCATGGCTGGCCCGCTCTTGGCGAGACACGCCCTGCGCAGCCCCGCCCAGTCCTCCTCCTGCGCCCGGCCTGCGATCGCGGCCCGGCTCACGCCGTACTGCGCCTCCAGCTTGCGGTAGCTGCACGACGCATCCTGCACATACTGCGTCCGCATCGCCTCCCAGGGCGCGTCCTTGATCTTCTGCGCCATCCCGTCACCTCCTTGCGCTGTATCATATAAGGGCAGGATACCATTCTCCCGCCCCTGTTCTCTACCCTCCAGTCATTTTTCACAATCTTCTCTCCCGCTTTTTGTGCATAATCCCATCTTTACTTTACATCCATTTAGGTGTATTATAAGACCATAAGATAAAGCAACACGAAAGGAGCTATCATCATGGCAAAATACACTTGGACCTACAAATGCGATCTCTCCGGCGCGGAGGAATACAAGGCGCACGCGGACTACCTGATGACCCGGATGCATCGGCTCTATGCCGAGGCGACCCGCCTCAGCGACCGCGCCAGCAGCTCTGAATGGCTCTGGCTGGAGCAGCGCGTCACGCGCGATCAGTGGGATGAGATCACCCGCCCCGACTTCGAGGCTGCCGCACACCTGCGCGAGCTTGCGCAGACCATCGACGACTACGACAAGGTCTACACCGTCCGGTACGGCGACGAGATCCAGCGCGCCTTTGTGGAGATGCTGGGAGGCGGCACGTTTGACGATGCCCGCAGGGAGACGCTCAAAGAGGCGCTCCGGACCGCCGATGCGCTCCTCGCGTCGGATGACCCCGCCCCATGCTAACGGATACATCACGCCCGGCAACGCCGGAGAGAAAGGAAGATAACGATGACTACCACTATCCACAAAAACTACGGCTGCCTCGCAGCCGAGAAGCGCTGCGTCTACACCCACAAGGTCCCCGCCGAGACTGCTGTGACATATGACCGGCTGGTCGTCGAGACCCCGGACGGCTGGGACGCTTACGAGACGCCCGCCGAGGACATCGTCCTCACGCCGCCGGACGGCATCCCGTCGCTGCTGCGCGAGATCCTCTGCGGCGACGAGTTCCCCTGCGTGCTCCGCATCTCCAGGGACGGCTCCAGCTATCCGGTCCGCCTCCGCGTCGTGGAGGGATAAGCTCATGCCCACTCTGATGAATGCCGTGGTGGATCTGTACCGCCACGGCGCGAGCCAGCGGGAGATCGCCGCGCAGTACGGCATCTCCGCGCAAAAGGTCCGCAAGCTGCTCATTACCGCCGGTCTGATCGAGACGCGGGAAGCGCAGCTGCTCGCGGAGGGACTTACGCCTGCGGAGATCGGCGACCGGCTCCGCAAAAGCCCCTCCGGCGTCTCCGCCAATCTGCCTTACACCAAGGGCGAGTACGATGCCGCCGAGCCGACCGTCAACGCGCTCCGCATCCGCGCCTCGCGCGCCCGGAGGAAAGGAGGTGACCGCGATGCCTGATCAGCCCAGCCCGATCCGCGCAGCGCGGATCGCCGCCGGTATGACGCAGCAGCAGCTCGCCGATGCCCTCGGCATCGCCCAGCAGAGCGTCGCGCGCTGGGAGACCGGCGAGCGTGAGCCCCGCGTCTCCACCCTGAAGCGCATCGCCGCAGTCCTCGGCTGCGACGTCACCGCGCTGCTCTGAGGAGGTGATCCAATGCCCAAGCTCACCAAGAAAGCCTTCCGCGCCCTCCTTGAGGAGTGGTTGGAGGAAAACGAGGACTGCACCCTTGACTACTCCACCATCCGCTACGACGAAGACCTCGACGCCATGACCTGTGAAATGGAGGACGGCGACGGTCGCTCCTTCCTCGTCCACGAGGAGGACGGCATGATCTATGTCGACTGACCCATCACCCCGGCAGGGACATTCCCCGCCGGGGCTTTCCTTATATGGTCTCCTTTCTCATTTCCAATGTCCTGTGACGTAAAATTTGACGGACGCGCTGACCTGCATGGCCGTGGGCCGGAGGAGGGCGAAGGGGCCGCAGTTCGCGGCGGTGCCGGTGCCGTAGGCCGAGAGCCAGCAGCCCGCCGCCGTATTGCAGACCACGTCCCGCTGCACGTTCGGCCAGTCCGTGAAGGCGATGGGATAGTCCGGCGCGGCGCATTCGAGGGCATAGAGGCCGCCCCAGGCCGCGGAGGCGTCCCCGGTGTAGGTCTGCGCGCCCCAGCATTCGGCGAAGCCGCTCCGCCACTTGCGCCAGCGCCAGATGCCGCTCGACCCGGCCTCGGCCACCCGGTCGATCTCGTTCCCGTCCGCGTCCAGATAGTCCCCCCGCACGCGGAGGTCCCAGCCGACGTCCAGGACGCCGTCCGCCTCCGCGTACTTGCCGAAGGCCGCGCCCTTGCCGCCGGGGCGGAGGTGGAAGGCCGCGTCCGCCGTGGGGATCGTCACCTCGTAGCGCGCCGTCTGTCCGAGGCTGTCCGCCGCCTCAATCTTGGCCACATAGCTCTGCCCGATGAGCGCCGCCGCCGTCAGGATGAGGCCCGTGCCGGACGTCATGGCCGTCCCGTCCCCGTAGCTCCCGCCCGCCGTCCGGTGGTAGCCCTTGAGCGTGCAGGCGTTCCGCCCGCCGAGGGCGGAGTAGGAGAGCGTTGCCTTGGCCCAGATGCAGGTCCCGTCCTTGTCCGCCGTCCCGTCCGCGTCGGAGCGGTACAGGCTGAGGCTTGACAGCTTTGGCCTGGCATAGGGCAGCAGCGTCACCTGCAGCGTCTCCGAGGCCGTGTAGCCCCGGCTGTCCTCCACGGTGCAGACGATGCTGGCCGCCGTCCCCGGGAGTACCTGGGTCCGGTAGGGAGCCGAGGACACCGTCACGCCCGCGCAGGCGATCCGGTACGCCTTGACCGTCGCCCCGTACCGGGTCGTGACCTTTTGGCCGCTGAACGTCACCTGCGCCTTGCTGTAGCCCTGCACGTAGGCCGCAATGCCCGCCGCCGCGGTCCCTGCGTTGTAGTAGGCCGCTGCGGCCCAGCCGCTCGACACCGACGGCCCGCAGGAGGCCGGGACCAGGACCTGCACCGTCAGGGTCTTTATTCCAAGCGCCGCGGTCCAGCCCGCGTTGTAGGTGGTCAGCTCCAGCGTGCCGGTCACGCTCTTCGCGGTCGTGATGTAGGCCGCGAAGTCCGAGAGATTTGGCGCTATCTGATAGGTCCCGCCCCTGACGTCATGGAGCAGACAGGCCCTGTGCCCGCCCGCCGTCAGGTAGAGGTCGTGCCGGTAGCCCTCCGCCGCCGGGGTGATGGTGCAGGCGCTCCTGCTCCCCAGCGTCAGCGCCCCGCAGCTCAGGGTGGACGCCCGGGGAATGGTGTTCAGCGTAACGGTCCCGCTGCCCTCGGTGCTTCGCCCCGAGTAGCCGGTGCCGCTCGGGCCCCAGACCGCGCCGGAGAGGGTGACGGTCTTCGTGCCGTCGTCGTTGTGGGGCACGGTTACGATCAGGGAGCGCATGAGGATCCAGTCCCCGCTCACGCTGGCGTAGACGCCCCCGGACACGGTCTCACCGTTTAGCGTGAGGCTGCATTCCCAGGTGCCGATGGTCGGCGTCGTCACCGTGCTCTCATGGATTTCCTTCCGCACGAAGAGGTTCGTCACCACCCGCGACGTGTTGGCCTCGATGTCCTGGGTGTACTCCCAGTCAATGGCCCCCGCCAGATAGCCGCCCCCCGCCGTGGATGAGCTGTTCTCCAGCCATATCGTTCCTGCTGGCATATCGTCACTCCCTTTTCCGCTTTACCCGCCGATCCATCGGACGGTGAACCCGTCGTCGTGGGTGATCTGCCACTTGTCCTGGCCGAGCACCAGCTTTTCCTTGACGATGACCGTGCCCACATAGAGCGCGCCGTTGGAAAAGTAGGCCGCCTCGGCCCCGTTGATGTAAAAAGACAGCTTGTCCGGTGTCCAGATGCTCATGTTGGACGAGGTGTCGATGACCTCGTACTCCGTCCCGTCCACGGTCTCCTTGGCCCCGGTGACGCGCAGGTCGCGTCCCATGGCAATGCCGATGATCGGCACCGCCCCGTCGTAGCCGATGACGCCCTGCCGGATGTAGCCCTGGACGTCCACACGGTAGGCGTCGAAGTCCTCGGAGACGCCGTGCAGGCTGTCCGAAAGCTCCGCGTAGTAGGAGAGCGCCTGCTCGATGCGCGCCGCCGTGGCGGTCAGCCGGGTGTCGATCTCCTCCTGATAGTCGCCAAAGTCCGAGAGGGCCACGTAGGTGGATTGGAGCCGCAGCTCCAGCGCCGCCTGCTCCGCCCGCACCGCGTCCGCCGTCTTGATGATGAGCGTCCGCAGCCGTCCGAGCCCCTGCTCCGTCTCCTTTTTTTGCTCCGCGGTCTGCCCGCCCGCAAGGATCTGGCGCGCGGTCGAATCCTCGGAAAAATTGCTCTCGTCCAGGCGTGAGAGCGCGAGGTTTAGCGCCTGTGCCGTCTGGAACAGATAGCTGTAGGTCCGCGCCTCGATGCCGCCCGGCGGCATGGGAAGTGATAGCTGCATGGTCTCCCTCCTTACCGGTCCGAGCCCTGCTCCAGCACCCGGGCGATGGAGAAGAGCTTGAAGCTCCCGACGCCCGCGAGCCGGAACCGCAGATGGTCGCAGCGCCGGGGCTTTACGGGCAGCACAAAGCTCCCGATGCCGCTGCCCGTCACCTCGCCGCCGTAGTGCCATTCCCCGTCGCTGTCGTACTGGAGGTAGAGCCGGAGCGTGCTGCCCAGCGGCAGGCGGAGCCGGAACTGGTATCGCGTCACGTACTTCCGGTTCGGCTGCTCGTAGTGCTGTACGCCGCTCTCGGCCATCCAGTGCAGGTCCCCCTCCGGGGTCCCCTCGGTGCCGAGGATGGTGCCCAGCACCTTTTTGTCCGCGTCGAGGTAGTAGAGGTCGTCGCCGTGGGCCGCGAAGCACACAGGATGCAGCGCGTCCTCCCGGCACCAGATGCCCCGGGCGGGGTCATAGCAGAAGAGGCTCCAGCCCCCGCTGCTCTGCATGGCCACGTAGTACAGCCCGCCGAAGCTCCCGCCGACGGCCCCGCTGTAGCGCACGTCGCCCAGCTTGTCGGAGACGCTCCGGGGCAGGCTCCCGTCGTAGGCATAGACCCCGGTCCGGCCCTTGTAGTAGAGCGTCTCGCCCGCAATGGCCAGACTGCGCCAGGACCCCTTCTGTACGCCGTTGCCGTCAATGGATTGCACCTGATGCGCCCCGTAGGCAGAGATGGATATTTTGTGCAGGCACGTCTCCTTGAAGAAGATGGGGTTCCCGAGGTAGTTCACGGCCCCGGTGAACTGCCCGTCCGTGCCGCAGCTCGCCGCCCAGGACGCGGTGGAGTTGCCGTTGTAGCAGCGCCAGTTTTTGAAATCGCCCAGCTTGGAGGCGTAAAGCTCGTTGACGACCTTGCCGTCCACAAGCCCGTACCTGCAGCCCCAGAGCCGGTTGCCGCACTCGCAGACGTAGTCCATGTCCGGCGCCTCGCGCTTGACGCTCACCCCACCGGTCTGCTCGTAGACCTGATCCAGCAGCCCGATGACGATGAGGTAGTCGGCCCCGCAGCCCTTGAGGAGCTTCGTGCCGCATAGGTCCTCGATCTGGTCCTTGAGCGGCCCTTGCTGGGGATAGGAGGCCCCGGCGATCTCCACGCCGTCGCCCTCCTTAAAATTCGCGCCGATGCCCGTCGCGGAGATCTTGACGTAGACCGTCACCACGGACAGCCAGCTCCGGCTGTCTCCGGCAAACTGCTTGAGCGTGTGCGGCGTCTCGGAGGTGTCGATCCAGAGATCCCCGTTCGCCGCGCTCTCCGGCTCGGACACCTGCACAAATTTTGGCGTCTGCTCCGTGCCGTCCGCCTTGCAGAGCTGGTATTTGATCTTGGTGTCCGCCTCCGCCGTCCATGCCGCATCCAGCCCGCCGTGGTCGGTGAGGTCCGCCGTGTTGAGGTATTTCTTGTCCGGGAAGAACACGGCGTAGGCCCCCATGGACACGATCTGCTTCTCCCCGGTGGGCGTGAGCGTCAGCCCCGTCACCTCGTGCCCGTTGTAGAAAACCTTCCCGCCGTCCACGTAGAGCAGCGCGTCCTTGGAGGTCATCCCCTGGGGCGCGGTCAGCGCCGCCGCGGTCCCGCGCTTCGGCCTCGTCCCGATCATGGGATAATCCCGGCAGGAGAGGTTTTCCATGTCCGCGAATTCGTTGATCGCTATTTTCAGATGGTTGTTGTAGCCGTAGAACGTTTCGGTCACGATCCGGCTCGGGCTCGTCTCCTCAATGTAGGGAAGCTTCATGCCGCACCTCCTCAGAACAGGAAGCGCGAGGCTTCCGGCAGCGGCGCGTGCGTCCGGTGCCACCAGCCGGAATACTGGCTGTAGGCGCTGTTGAACTGCGCTGCGCTCTGGTTGTACTTGCCGCTCTCCCCGTTGGCGAGGTCGATCATGCTCTGGAGATACCAGCCGTAGACGTCCGCCGCGAAGGGGTAGGGAACAAGCAGCGCCGTGTCCTCGTCCGTGTCCTCTCCGTAGCCGGTGAACGCCTCCTGCGCCGCGTCGTGGGCGTGGGTGAGGATCAGCTCCAGGTGGATGCGCCCGTCCAGCTCCGAGAGCCAGGCGCGCTTCTGCGCCGCGTCATACTGGTTCGGCTTCAGCGCGTCCGCCGCCGAGATCGCTTCGTTGATGGTCATGTTGTCGCCTCCTGTCGATAAAAAGAGGCGGAGCCGTGCAGCCCCGCCTCCCTGGTCACTGCTGAGACAGCAGCTCTGCCACCTTCTCGTCGAGCGCCGCCTGCGCCTCCTGCGCCCGGCGGATCTCCGCCGCAATGTGCGCAGGCACCTGCGAGCGCTTGCCGCGCGGGAGCAGGTAGTTGACGCCGTTGACGGAGACGAGCAGGTTCGGCTCCTCGTTGATATAGCCCTTGGGGATAAAAACCTCCACAAGGTCGTCTTTCTTCGTTGCCATGGTTCCTCCTTATGGAGAGGCGGGTTTCCCCGCCTCCTGTCAGTTGGTCGTGTCGGTCGCGCTGTAGCTGGAGCAGCTCATCACGCGCAGCACGCGCTCGGTGTAGAGGATGGTCGCGCCGTTGGTCTCAAACTTGTAGCCGATGGTGCTGAACTGGTTCAGCGGACCGCCCGCCTGAGACTTGTCCTTGACGATCATCTCCAGCGCGCCGCCGTCGGGATCGATGATGCCGAAGGCGTCCTTGCCGAGGAAATAGGTCGCGTAGGTCACGCCGCCGTCCTTGTTTTTGTAGCTGTCGCCGCCGAGGATCGGCGCGAAGGTGTTGCGGATGAAGCGCACGCCGTGCAGCTCGCCGATCTCGCCGTTGTAGATCTCCTCGGGAGAGGCGTACTTGTGCGCCTCGATCCACTCGTCGGAGCTGCGCAGGTCGTAGATCACGGAGGGATGCACGATTGCAACGTACTTGCCGCCTATGGTCGGCACACGGTCCTTCTGGAGCTTGGTCACCGCCTTGTTTACCATGTCCGGCGTCAGCAGGCTCCAGCCGTGCGGCGTCGCGGAGCCGCCGGAACCGGCAGTCTCGCCGCCCGCGCCCATCGTCGCGCAGGAGGTCGGCGTCGAGAGGACTGCACCGGTGCTCTTGTCGATGTTGTCGCAGTAGAGCACGTTGGTGTTGGTCAGCAGCGCGTCGCGGATGAGCACCTCCTGGGTCTCCGCTGCGGACGCGCCCATTTCCTCCGTCGCGCCGAGGATCACGTCGTCATAGGCGTGCAGCTCAAGCTGATCGGAGATCGCGGCATAGGTGCCGTACTGGTCGATGGAGCCGGTCTTGGAGCTCATGCCGAATTTCTGGCCGGTCGGGATGACGGCTTCCTGCAGCTTGGAGGCGCGTGCGAAGGTGTTCCACTTGCGCCATTCCACGGTCTTGCCGTGGTTCCTGGGCAGCGGCTGCTTTTTGCCGAACTGCGCGTAGTACATCTCCGCACGGGCATTCTCCAGCAGCTCGGTGTCGTAAAACGTCTTGAGCTCGCCGGAGAGCGTGTTGTTCGTGTCGAACGCCGTCTTGGTGCCGGTGTAGGCGTTGACGTAGGTGTCGGTTGCGTTGACCAGCGCGCCGCCGCCGTCGGCGAAGAGCTGGATAAGAGAGAGCTTATATTCGTTCATGGTGGTTCCTCCTTCCGTGGAGAAGCCCCCGGTTTACTGGCCGGGATAGAGCTTCTCGTTGCGGGCGGCGGCCTGCCGGATGCGCTGCTTGAGCGCCTCCCGTTCCGCCTTGCTCGCTTTTCTGTAGTCGAATGTACTCACGGAGGGAGCGCCCGTACCGGCCTCGCTGGGCCGCGTGCCGCGCGCCTGGATGGTATTGGAGATCTGTTCGGCGGTCTTCTGCGCGCTGACGCGCATGGCCGCCTCCTGGAGCTCCTTGCGGTGTACGGCATAGTAGGCGTCCTCGACGCTGATGCCGCCGCCCGGCGATGTCATCCGGGCAAAGACGGGGTTCTGGAGCTCCCGGCTGAGGTCGAAGCCGGGGAAGGTCGCCTTCAGCGCCTCGCCCTGCTGCTGCAGGCTCTGGAGGTGCGCCGCAAAGCGCTGTTCCTCCTGGCTGCGCTGCTCCTGCTGGCGGAGCCGTTCCGTCTCCTGCTCCATCTGCACGATGCGCTTCGCGGTGTCCACGCCGACGCCCATCTCCATGGCGCGGTCCTCGTAAAAGGAATCGTCGTCGACGATCTTCTGCGCGAGCGCGTCGTAGTCGATGTTGTCCGGGTCCAGCCCGTGCTTCCCGGCCAGCAGCGAAAGCGCCTGCTGCATCTTGTCCATGGCCTCGACCTTGGGCTTGTCCGCCCGCAGCCGTCCCTGTACCATCTCCTGCATCTTCTGGTTGTATTCGGGGTCTGCGCAGACCTCCTCCCAGCTCATGCGGGGCTTCTCCGTGGGGCTTTTCTGATTGGCCGCGGCGTCCGGCTCCGGTTCGGCAGGGGCCTCCGGCTGCTTGGGTTCCGTGCGCACGGCGCCCTGCGGCAGCGGTGTCTCCGCCTTCTTCGCCCGTCTGCGGAGCTTGTCTGCCGGAACGCCCAATTCCAGCAGCCTCGCCTGCCCGGCGTCGGCAGCCTCCGCTTCGCCCGAGGGCGTCGCCCCGCCGTCTCCGCCGTCGGCGAAGAGTTGGAGCAGCCGCCAGTTTTCCAGGTGCATATTATGCCTCCCAGTGTTGTGTAGTCTGCCGCTTCGGGCGGCGAATCCTCCCCGGCTCCCGCGCTGCGGGAGCGATGACCGGGGCCGCTTGGGGAACTTTAGCCCCGGCTCCCCTCTGTGGGGACCGCACGCGCTCCGTCCCGCCCCCTCCCTGGTACACGGTCGGAGCCGCTTTCCGGTCTCCGCCGAAAAAGGGAGCAGGGCCGAAGCCTTGCTCCCAGTATGGCATATGCGGTTTTCGTTTCTCTACCCCCCAACTTGGGGGTCATCGCTTCTCGAAGTGCACGTAGTCCGGATATTCCGAGCCCAGGAAGTCGAAGCCGAGGCAGACCGCATCCTGCACCATCCGCACGATGTGCCGGTACCGCGCCCGGGGCGCAAGCCGAAGCTCCGCGTCCCCCTCTGCCAGCCGGAAGGAATCGATCCGGGCCGCCCCGGCCTTCTCAAGTTGGAACGCATTGCAGCGCAGTGTGTTCACGAGGGCGGAGACCGCCGCGCAGACCAGGTCCTCCCCCTTCTCCGCGCTCCTCGCGTGTCCCCGGATCGTCACCATGTACTGCTCGGGCCGGTAGATGATCTCGATCATGGTCCCCTCCTCAGCCCGGCTGGCTGGCCTGCTGGCTTCTCTGGCGCGATTTCTCAACCAGTGCGTGCTCCTTCTTCTTCATGCCGCCAAGCTCATCCGACTCAGCAATTTCCGGTTTTCCCTCCGGCTGCGCGCCCTGCACCGCCGGCATCTGCCCGCCCGTCCGGGAGATGATGCCGTTCAGCTGGGAGAGCGCCATCTGGTCGCCGTACTTCGCCGCGAGATTCACGGCGTACTGCTCCACAAGCTGCAGCGTCTGGTACACGTCCCCGTACCGGGAGAGCTTCTGCATCAGCTCGTCCCGCCCGTCGAACTCCATCATGTCGAGGCAGAGCAGCGTCTGGTCCACGAGCTGCGGGTTGAAGAACCCCGCGTTGAAGAACTGGAGGGCCAGCTCGTTCTGCGTCACCTTGGTGTAGACGCTCCGCTTCTGGGCCGATACCTTGATGTCGAAGACCGGCTGCCGGTAGCCCATGTCCTGGCCGAATGCTGTGCCCTGGGCCTGCTGCCGGAGCCCCTGGTTCGTGTAGGATACAAACTGCTCCGCGCCGTACTGCCCGACGATGCGGAATTTGCGCGGCAGGTCGTAAAACTGGCGGATCAGCTCGATGCACAGCTCCACGATCTCGGCATAGGCGCGGTATGCCGCCTGGGTGCTGTCCCGGCTGCCCTTGCCGCTCGCCTCCTGCAGTGCCGCAATGGCGGAGGCCGCCGTCACGCCCGCCGAGGTGGAGCCCGTCGAGGTCTCCGTGTTGCCGGAGGTCTCGCGCAGCTCCTGGATCGTGTACTGGAGGGCCGTCAGGTAGTTCCCGTCGAGGCTGCTGTGGTCGATGACGCGCAGGGACGCCTCGTCCACATTGCCGTTCACATGGACCACGGCCTTGGAGAGGTCCAGCAGCTCCTCCTCGTTGATGTTCCCGTCCACGCGGGAGAAGTAGCGCGGCGTCGCGCCCGCCATGGCGTTCTTGACGAAGGCCGTCTTCATGAGGTCGATCTCCGTCTGCGGATTCCGGCAGATGTCCACGAAGCCGTAGCCGCAGGGGCTGCCCTCGATGGGGTAGAGCGCGTCGAAGACGTAGGGGAATTTCCCGTGGTCGTAGAGCCCCGCCGCCGCCATGTCGGGCCGGTTCTCCGTGGCGAAGAGCACATGGTCCCCAACGTACTTGCAGTAGTGCAGCACCGCCCGGTCCCCGGCCCACTTCCGGTAGTAGACGTCGATGACCGTCGCCTTGTCCGTGGTGTCCACGGCGTCGTCGTAGAGGAACTTCGTGGAGAGGAACGTACCGCCGTCTAATTTCCCCTGCAGCTCCGGGTGCCGCTCCTGGAGAATGTCCTTGTCCACAAGCTCCGTGTGGAAGAAATAGCGGCTCTTCTGGATGTCGGTGATGCCCGGCTCCCAGTAGATATTCAGAAGGTTCACGCGCTCCACGGCGATGTCGCCCAGCCCGTTCAGCTTCTCCTTGTCCCAGATCACCTTGTAGCAGCCCGTGCCCGTCTTGAGCTTCTGCCACATGGCGTCGGAGTAGGTGCGCTCAAAGTGGTTCTGCTCCAGCACGCAGGGGATGATGGCCGAGAGCATCCGCGCCTCCGCCCGGTCGCCCTGCTCCCGCGGCAGAATGTTCGGCTCCGGATAGCTCTCCATCGCGTCCGCGTGCTTGGCAACGATGACGTTGTGCAGCCAGCCGGAGACGCTCCGGAAGCCCCCGTCCTTCCCGATCTGGGAAACCTTCTGCTCCTCCGTGGAGTTGCGCAGCTTCCACCACTGCTCCGAGGCAAGGATGCGCTGCTCCGTCCGCGCCTTGCCCGCCTTGTACTTCTGGAGGATGCGCGTGAAGTCCAGCAGCTCCTCCGCCCCGATCGCCGGTTTAACGGCTTCTCCTGCGGTTCCGCCGCCCGCGGCGGAAGTCGCACCGAAGCCGTAGCCCTCCGCTTCCCCACGCGGCAGGCCGCGCGGGGTCCCCTGTGTTTTTCCGTCCATGCCTGTCCGCATTTGTCCGGTTTCCTGCCGCGGGGCCTGTCCCCGCCGTTCGTCATAGGGTCTCTTTTTCATGGTTCCTCCTCCTCATATTTCGTCATGAGCCCCGCATAGACGGGGCAGAGCCGGTACCTCCGGCAGCACCGCAGCCGCATAAATCGCTCCAGGTCCTCCCGCCGCCGGAACTGCTGGACCGTCACCGCCCCCTGCATCACGCCCTCGCATAGGACGCGCCGCCGGTCATCCGAGAGATAAAACGGGCACATCACGTCCGCCTTGAGATACGACCCCTCGCTCATTGCGCCCCTCCTGAATTACCCGACGTACAGCAGCCGGAGCGCCTCGCGGCCCTTGGGCGTGACGAGCGTCTGCGTGCCGCTCCAGTCGGTCTTCTCGTTGTAGGTCTCCTTGGTTCTGACCTGACCGAATTCCGGATTGCTAAAAATTTTCATTTCGTTCATCGCTCGTCCTTTCTCCGCAATTCCCGTGCCTGGAGCGCCAGGCTCCGCACCAGCTTATCCACGGCCTGCCCCGGGTATTTGAGCCCGCTCACCTCCGCCATGGCGCAGAGGTGCCGGTAGGTCATCGGCGTCACCCGGATCGTCACCAGCCGCCTGCTCCGGCTCTCCCGCTTTTTGTCACTCATGCGTCCTCCTCCCAGATCCCGCCCGAGGGCTTTCCGATGTAGCTGCAATAGGCCTGCTCCAGCCGCGCCCCGGGGCTGCCCTGCCAACCGCGCAGCAGGAATACCGTGTCCGCGCAGTCGATCATGGCGAAGCAGATGCGCATATACTCTGCCTTGCTCATCCCCTCCGGCAGCTCTGCCGGATTGAGCACGATATGGCCCAGCCCCTCCAGCTTCTCCGCCTCCTCGCGGAACCTGTCCCGGTATTTCGGATCGCCGGTGATCTTACCGGCTATGTAGATTTTCATGTAACCTCCTATTCTCGTCGAACTTCTTGCATACAATCATTGGTCTGCACCACTCGCGCTGGAATCTCCGCCATTCCGGGTCCGTCCTTCTGCTTTCATCGCGGTACAGCATGGCATACGGCACGAATCCCGCCCGCATAGTCTCTGTCAGCCGCTTTTCAGCCGCTTCAAACGTATCTCCGTCGTAGCCGATCAGCACATAGCAGCGCATCACATGGGACGATTCCCGGAAGCCTGCCGCGCGGAGCTTGCGCCCCATTTCAATCAACGGCTCCAGATCATCTTTCGTGTCGTAGGCGGTGTACAGCCTCGCTGGCTTCACCTCCCGCAAAAGGTCCGCCTGCCATTGCTGCAGCAGCGCAGGTTCCAGCCCGCCGGAAAACACTGGCTTGTGGTCCTGCCGTTTCAGCATTTCGCACACAGCCCGAAAGTGCGCTTCGCTCGTCCCAAGGATGTTGTCATCTAGGATGTTCCAGCCTTCGACAATGGGCAGCTCACGGATCACACCATGTGCGCACCTTGGGACACTGCAAAACCAGCAGTCCTTTGTGCATCCGCGGCTTGTGAAAATGTAGCCGTCTTTCAGATACATTCCTGGGGTAAAGTCTCCCATCCGATCGTCAAACGCGGGACCGCCAACCTCAACAGGTACGCCGATTATACTCCAAAGATCGTACAGCTCATCCGCGCGCTCAATGTCCCATGTAAACGTCACGCTGATATGCACGGCCTCAATTTCCTCGGCTGTGCAGACTGAAACGTCATAAATCGTCGGATCTCCAAAGAATGCAAGCCTGTCGTTTGGCGAGGCGGCGGTCCGTCGCGGAAATACCCGTGCGATTTTCATACGCCTTACCCCACGACGTAGCGCCAGCTCTGCGGTGCGCGGTCAAGCAGCCACGGTTCGAAACCGTCTTTCGTCGTCTGCGCGCCCGTGAATTCGCTCAGCTTCCGCGGCTTATCGTAAATTTTCAGACCGGAGATGTGCCAGCCGTACAACGCCGCGCCGCGTCCATAGTCCCACAGCGCCCCATTTTCAAGGCAGGTCTGCCTCACATAATCATCACCAATGTCATAGATTCCATAAGGCTCGTCCGACGGGATAATTTTGTCGATTCGGTCGCAGTTAAATTCTCCGATGATTTTCCCGTTCAGAAAATTGCTTTCCGTACAGTCATCGCGAAGCATCAGTTCAATGTTGCTCCCATACTTTATGCCGTCCTGTGGATGTCGGTATAGTTCATCATCGTCCAGGCTGAAAATACCGCAAATGACTTGGTGCGCTTTGCTCGGCAGCGTGCAGTAGATATAGCACCGGAACGGCGGCTCCAGCTTTGGGCGCGTCTTGCGCACCTCGATGGTCTTATCGCCGGAGGCGATCTTCTCGCACCACTTCGGGCGGATGCTGATGAGCACAGATTTCATGGGGTGTCCTCCTTTCGTCTTCCGCGGTGGCAAAATCCGTCCGAATCACTGCTGATCCACGGAAAATCCCTCTCCATCGGGCAGTCCCCAGTCCCGCGATTTGCGCAGCCTCTGCACCGCACGACTGGAAGAACATCATGATCCAGCAGAAAATCCGCGACCACCGCCGCCGGGTCGATGCCCTCCCTTGGGTGTATCTTCGCGCTGAGGATCTCAATCAGTTTTTCACGTTCCGTCAGTGTCATGTTCTTTCTCCTTTCAGTTCCTCCATCAGTGCCATGAAAATCGGATATGCCTGCTGCGGCACTACGGCGTTTCCGAGGCACTTAATTCTGTCCGCCCGATGGGGAATCCCATTAGCCACTCGACCCACTCCGGGTTCAGCTGCCCAGCAATGTCCGCAAGCTCCTGTGATTCGCTCCTCCGGTCGTTCCCGTTGCATCCGCCGCGCATGGTGTCGTAAACAGTCGTTCCATCGCTATCGCCTGCGTCAGGTTGCATTTCCCATGGTCTTTCATCCGGCTCGGCGGAACGTGTTGCAGGCTGTCCTTGCCCTCGTTCGCCCTCGGTGTCGGCCATAGCTTCACCGCTTGTGGTAAATCCAAGCTGTGCCTTGATTCTCCCTTCTGCTGGGTGCTTTTCATTTTCTCCTTTGCGGGATCGAGCGCCGTCGGCGTAAGCCACAAAGAACACTCTCGCTCTCCTGTGCCACGCTCCGACAGCCGCAGCTTCAAAATTGAACACGACGACGTGATATCCTGTGCGCTCCAGATCCTCGACCACCTGCCCGGCGGCAATCTTGAGAATTCCAGGCACGTTCTCACCGACGACGCAATGCGGGCGCAGCTCGCGGATAACGCGGAGCATCTCAGGCCATAGGTAACGGTCGTCCCCTTTACCCTTCTGCTTTCCAGCCACGGAAAATGGCTGGCAGGGAAACCCTCCGGAAACAACGTCAACTGTTCGAAGTCCGGTTCGCTCATAAAAACTCTCCTTTGTCAGCGTCCGGATGTCCCGCCAGCGCGGTACGTCCGGCCAGTGTTTTTCCAGCACCTTCGTCTGGTATTCGGCGAATTCGCATTGCCCGACAGTCATGAATCCCGCCCATTCCGCCGCAAGATCCAGCCCGCCGATCCCGGAAAAGGTGCTCAGATGCGTCATCCCATTCCACCGCTTCCGTAATAATATAATTCGCACCACTTGATCGCCGTCAGCGTGTGCTCTCTGCCGCTTCCTCCTCCACATGGATCCGCAGCAGCCCGTCCGCGTCCTTGCGGAGCGGCAGCTTCATCCGCCGGTCGTGCTCCGCCTTGTCGTGCCCGCAGCCGACGCAGGCCCTGCGGCCATACATGGCCCATTCAAAACAGCCGTTCATGCGGCAGTTCTTCGGGTATATACGTTTTCCTGAATAACTATTCATTTCCATCAGAATTACCTCCTCCTTCCGGCGGCGTGCCCATCATCCGCATCACGGCCCGGTACTCGAGCGAATCCTTGTTCGGCCCGTTGCCCGTCTCGCGCTGCTGTGCTCGTTCTGCTGGATTTTTCTTTCCAGTGGCCGCCTGGAGCGGATAGAATGAAGTCCAGCGTTTTTTAACTGACCTGCCGACGATGGCAGACTGCGCGGCCTTGTCCGGCGTCAGCCTGGAAAGATCATCGAGCGCGAGCCGGAGCACAGCGGGAGACATTTGCTTTCCGCTCATTTCCTCCCGCATTGAAACATATTCCCGGAGCACGGCGGCGGTCGCGGCATCTCCTCCGGAAAAATCCGTTATCATTTTCTCGACAGCAGCAGCAATAGCTTTACTATCACTCTCAGAATCAATCTCTATCTCTTTCTCTTTCTCTTTCTCTATCTCTATCTCGCCATCAGTTTGCCCCTTGCTATCGATTTGCCCCTTGCTATCGATTTGCCCCTTGCCATCGATTTGCCCCTTGCCATCGGTTTGCCATCGGCTGGCGGCACCAAGCGCCCCGTTGTCGGCCTTTCTGCGCCCGGAATCAACCGTCGGGCGGATCAGTTCGAATATCGTGCGGGCGTTTGGCGAGAGCGTTTTCGGCTCGTCTCCGTACAGCGCATACCGGCACACCGAAAGCAGGGCCTCCGCCTGTATCTCATAGGGCTGCGGGGCCAGCGCGTCCAGATAGGACCGGTAGAATGTGAACTGCTTCCGTGGATGAACATTCGGCTTTCTATTCATTTTTTCGATCACCTCTCATGTAGAGATGGCCGGGAAAATCGTCTATGATCTTCCCGGCCAATGCCGTTACAGCATCACGACAGCGCGCCCGGCCTCGATATCATCCGCCAGGGCCGTCTCCAGGTACGCCTTGATGGTCTTCCGCGCGGAGAGCTTCCACATGCCGCCGTCGGCCTCCGCGAAGGTGATGCCGCGCTCGTCGATGCGAATCAGGAACAGGCCGTCGGGCTGTTCCAGCTCCTGGAACGTGCGGTAGGGGCGGAGATGCACCAGCGGGCGGATCGTCGCGTTCTGCTGGAGGGACACGCCCTTCTGCGTCACGATGGTCGTCGCAACGCCGATGTCGTTGTAGGTGATCTTTGCGCCGGTCGTGATCTGGCTCAGGAGCTGGAGCGTATACGCGCGGTCCTGACTGTCCTGGAAGCGCGTCTGGAGCGCGACCGCGGCGCGTTCGAACTGGAGCTTGGTCTCAGGGTCCCAGCCGGGGACGTCCGTTGCGCAGGCTCTGTAGAGCACCGGCGCGGCCTCCCGGAAATCTGGGGCCGACGGAAGGAATGCTTCGGCAGTCAGGTGGTCCGGAACGTGGAGATACACGCGGCCATAGCGCGGCACGGCCTCCCCCCGGACCATGGTAGCGAGGGCGTCAAGGCTCTGGAGGCGCATAGTCTCCGGCAGGTCGAGTTCCGGGCGGACCTGCACATACTGCCCGTCAGCGCCTGCAAGGAACAGCGAATCGCCATACTCGATCTTCTCGGGGTGGACCATGGATTCGATTTTCTCAATTGCAGCTTTCAGCATTTTTTGTTCTCCTTTCAGCATCAGGCGTTCTTCACAAGTCTCAGGACGGCGGCGGGTTCCTGCTCACTCCCGAATAGATCTGTCTGCCCGGGAATATTCGGGACCATTTCAACGGCGGTCGCCTCGCCGTGCTCATCTCCGGTGATATAGAGCGACGTGGAAACGGGATTCGTCGGGCAGAGTGCGCTCTTGGCTGTCACGCTGACGGCGATCACCTGGCGGTCGTCATCCGGGCGGAACTCAATGGTCAGCTGGAGCTTCCGCTTCGCCCGGGCCTCCGTGTTCGGGTCCAGGATGTTGTCCAGGACACGCGCCATCTCGTAGTCGGCCCGTTCCTGAATCGCGCCGCGCGCCATCTGCAAAATACTGGTTCTCTGTTCTTCGTTCATGAGCTGCCTCCTATTTTTGTGCCACGCGGACCGGGATTTTTCCGCCGGTTGCCCGCCTGACCTGATAAATGAACTCCATTTCGCTGCTGGACGCATCGCTGAGATGCAGCAGCCAGATCTCCCGGCAGCCGCCAAGGTCCTGCTTTTCCAGGAATTCGCAGAGCCGGGAGATCTCCATGTGACTGTTCCGGATGCGCTTGATGACGCCATCCGGGATCCTCGTGTGCCGCTCCAGCAGCCTCTCCTCATAGTTGGCCTCCAGGGCGAACACCTCCGTTCCGGGGAACCGGTAGCCGAGGCCCGCCGTGTCCGTGGCAAAGCAGAGCTTGTCCCCGTCCACGCCCTGGATCAGGTAGCCGACCGGCTCCTGCGCGTCGTGGACCGTCCGGAAGGGCACCACGGTCATGCCGCCGACCCGGAGCGGCGCGCCCATCGGCCTGCCGCGGAACATCAGCAGGGGCGCGATGCCGTCCAGCCCGAGCGCCTGCACGGTCCCGGGGCTGGCCCAGACCGGCACGCCGCGCTTGACAAGCTGGCCCACATGGCCCGCATGGTCCTTGTGCTCGTGGGTGATGAGGCATCCCGTGAGGTCCTGCGCCCGGTAGTCAAGCGCCGCCTGCAGGCGCTTGAAGGGGATGCCGCACTCCAGAAGAATGCGGCTTTCTCCCTCCTGCACCAGATAGGCGTTCCCGTGTGAGCTGGATGCAAGCGGTGTGAATGTCAGAATGGGATGTCACCCCCGTCCTGCGGCGCGTCTTCCTCTGCGGCCTCCACCGCCGTCCTTTCGGCAGCCTCCACGGAGACCTCGTCCTCCGGCAGGTGCGCCCTGCGGTACTGGGTCGATTTGCGGATCAGCTCCTGGAGGTATTCCGGCAGCTTTTCAAAGGCCGCATCGTCCCAGGCCTCCACGTCGTAGGTGATAAGCTCGCTCTTTGCCTTCGGCGCGGGCATCCCCTTCGGAATCGCCGCCGCGCTGGCGATGTTGGCATACTGCCCGTCCTCGCTCAGGACCACGGACAGCAGCGCCGCCCGCCCGGCCAGGTCGAACAGCTCAAAGTCCGCAAAGGCCTCGTCGCTGAACTTCTTGCCCTGCCATGCCTCGATGAAGGGCCGCAGGCTGCCCTTGGCCGATGCCGATACCGTGAATTTGCGGCTGAGCCACCGGGGCTGCTGCTCCCCGTCGATCTCGATCAGCTCCTCCGGAAGCTCAAAAATGATCTGGAGTTGATTTGTGTACCGGGTCTTTCCGTTGTATGTGACCTCCTGCTCCCCGAGGTCCACCACGCCGATGCATACGGCGAAATACGTGCCGGGCTCCACCGGCGGGATGGCGGACCGTGCTCTGCTTCCAACCTTCATGCGATACGAACCTCCTTATCCTGCTCCGATACGACGAGGCGGATGACCTGCGTCTCGATGGGCTCCATGGCCGTGACCGCCTCGGCGTTGTCCACGAACACCGGCACACGGTATCCGGTGCGCTGCTGCATCGTCCGGAGGATGTCCAGTCCGACGTTGATGCGCGCGCCGTTGTTCAGACCCCGGTCGTAGGGCACGCCGCCGCAGAGGATGTCGCAGCAGTCCGCCAGCGCGCCGTTGACCTGCTCCTGAAACAGCCGGAAGGACGCCAGGCGGAACATTCCGTTGACGCGCTCCGTCACGCGCTCCGCTTTGCAGCGGAGGAAGCGGTCTGCAAGGTCGCCCAGCCGGTCCAACTCCGCCAGGCCGTCGGCCAGCGTCCGGCGCTCCCGGGTCAGCTCTGCGATCCGCTGCTTCGTCGCCTGCAGGACCTTCTCCTTGGCCAGCAGCTCGCGGATGCGGTCCATCTCGCCGCGGAGGGCCATGCGCTTGCGGCGGAGATCGTCGGTCTGTGCCCGGCTGTCCTCCTTGGCCGCAAGGAGCGCCTCCCGGGCTTTGGCGGCGCGCTCCGCCGCCTCCTTCCGCTTTTCCGCGTAGTCCGGCATATTCAGGATTACAGGAGTCTCCGCGAACTCCAGCGCTGCCCGGAGCCGGTCCGCCTCTTCCCTTGCGATGGCAAGCTCTCCCTCCAGACGGGCTGCTGCGTCCTTGTCCTCCTCCAGGCGCCGCTCCGCGCCTCTGGCGCGCTCCGCTGCCCGGCTGCCCATGGCCTGAATTTCCTTCAGGCGTTCCGCCTTCTGCCTGGAAAAGGTCTCCCGCGCCTCCTGGCGCAGCTTCTCGGGCAGGGCCTGCCCGCAGGTGGGGCAGAGGTCCGTTCCGTCGTAGGACCGGGCGTTTTCCGCGGCCCAGGACCGGCGGAACCGCTCCGCCTCACCGGCGCTGGCCTCCGCGTCCTCCTTGTCGGACCGATAGCGCCGGAGCGCCTGCCGGAGCTGCTCCTCCAGTCTGCCGGTGTCCCGCTCCGCGCGGCGCAGCCCGTCCTCCATGCCGCGGCGGTCCGGTGCAGCCGCCTCCTGATCCATCCGGTACCGCCGGTTCTCCAGCTCCAGTCGTGCCGTCTCCTGCTCTGCGGCCTCGACTGCCGCCTCCAGGGTCCGGAGGTCGCCCTGTTCACCGGCGGCGATGGCCGCCGTCAGCCGGTGCTCGTCCTCCTCCAGGTCGGAAAGCGAGGCCCGGAGCGCATCGAAGTCCGCCGTCTGGAGGCCTTCTGCGATCTTCTGGTTCTCCGCGATCATGACGGGCAGCTCGTTCAGGCGTGCGTTCTGCTTCCTCCGCCCCGCCCGGAGCCTGGCCCGGAGATCGTCGAGGCTGCCCCGGCCCATGGCCTCCAGCAGCGGCGCAAACTCCGGATCCTCGCGCATCAGCCCGCGGTCATCTCCGATCCCGGCCATCTCGCAGAGCGCAGCCCGCCGGTCCTGCCATTTCATCGCGGCAAAGGCCGCCGTGTCGCTGAGGAGCCGCAGCTTGTCCGGCGGCACCAGCTCCGCCACGGCCTCCTCGTAGCCCCGCTTCTGCTTCGGGACCCCGTCCACAAAGAAGTCCGTCGAATTGCCGTCGAAGGTGGCCTCCGTGCTGCCGCGTTTTTTGGTCCACAGCTCGTAGAATTCCCGGCGCAGGGTGACGGTCTGGCCGTCTGCCTCCAGCAGCGCCTCCGCGCAGGAGCGCGCCGCATGGTCGGCGACATTGCCGAGCCGGTCCAGCAGCTTGATGTCAAAATCGGCCCGCCCCAGGCTGTCCTTGCCCGTCAGGAGCCACAGCCAGGCGTCGTAGATCGTGGTTTTCCCCGTGGCGTTGTCGCCGTAGATGGTCGCGTTTTCGCCCGCAAAGCGGACCGTCTTCGCCCGGATGCCCTTGAAATTCTCGAGCGTGAGCTGTATTAACTTGATTTCATGCATTGCATTTCCTTTCCGATGATGCTATAATCATCTGGTAGATTGTCCTTGCCGTCCCCATGGTGTTCCAGCACCGGGGGCGGCGCTTTTTATGTCGTCCATGACCCGCTGCGGGGTCCGGGTCGCCCCGGTCTCCCAGTTGCTGTAGGTACCCTGGGTCACGCCGAAGCGCCTTGCCGCCTCCCTCTGGTTCAGCTCTCCGAGCATCCGCCAGCGCAGAAGCGCCCAGTTCGGGCCGTTCTGCTTCTTGCGCAGGCCCCGCCGGATGATCTGGTAGTCCGGATTGGCCGTGAGCCAGCCCCTCCTCATTTCCCCATCCCCTCCTCCGGCCACATGCGGTGCATGGCGTCCTCCAGGGTGCGGTACTTCTTCTCCCAGCTCCCGATCTCCCGGTTCAGCCGCTCGATCTCCTCGTCCCGGACGAGGCACAGGTGGTCCCGCTTCGCGTCGTACCGGGCGCGGATGGTCTGGAGCTCGAAGCGGGCCTCCGCCGCCTCCCGCAGCAGCCCGGCGTTTTCCTTCTCCAGGGCCCGGATGTGCTCCCGCCGCCCGTCCAGCAGCGCAAAGAGCCACATCAGCAGCACCGCCGCGCCGAAGCCCAGCAAAATCCAGGTGTCAAGCCGTTCCATGTTTGCTACCTCCTCTTTGTTCCGGCGCATAGCGCCTTGTCGATCTCCTCCGCCGGGATGTGCAGGACCGCCGCCGCCGTCCAGAGCTGGGCGATGGTCCATTTCCCCGGGTGCCGCTTGAACCGGTCCGCCAGCGTCGTGGGGCTCATGACCAGCCGCTTGGCCAGCTCCTCCCTCGTCAGCTCCTCGATCCGCCGGTACCGGTCGATGAGCTTCGAGAGGTCCCGCAGCCGGTCCGCCTCCAGGGTGAAGTGTGTCCTCGGCATTTCCATTCTCCTTTCTTGTATTTCTCCCTCCCCGGTGATACACTTGGAATATCTCACCCGAGAAAGGATGATCGTTGTGTCTGATCCCGTGTTCCGCCAGCTCCTCGCCCTCTCCGGCTCCTCGGAACAGTTCCCAAAGCACCGTCAGGTATTCCTCCATGATGCCGGGATGGAGGTCGATGTCACCTTCACTGCCCTGGATTACCTCGTCTGGAAGGGCTATGCCGTCTGCCCGGACGGGCTGGATAAAATCTGGATCACCTTCTCCGGCGAGGACGCCCTCCTCGCGGAGCAGGAGCACCGCAGGGCTTTGAAGGAAACGCGCCTCGCCCTCGCGTGCAGCGTCATCTCTGCGTTCTGCGCCGCCGTGGCCGCCATCGCCTCGCTCCTCAGCCTCGTTGTATGAGTATGATAATGATCCAGATGACGCACACCACGCTGACGCAGGTGCTGAGAATCCCCATCGCCAGCAGCACGGGCTCCGCGATCCTCCAAAACTTCCGGCTTCGCTCGTCCCGGCGGATCTGCTTCATGATGTCCTCGTCTCTCCTCATGCCCTCTCCTCCTTCTCTGCAAACAGCTCGTCCAGCGGGATGTCGGGGAAAAACTTGTTGCGAATCTTCATTGCCTCCGAGATACTGAACGAAAAGCGACCGGAAATTTTATCCTTCGTGCTCCGCTCGGACTTCCCGATGACCTGCCCAATATCCGCCGCTTTGACGTCATTTCTTACCATCTCGGCTTTCAGGTTTCTAAGCATCGTATCACCTCCTTCAACCGTATTCGGTTGAGCTTGACTATATACTATCACCGAGTACGGTTGATGTCAACATATTTTTCACCGCTTTCGGATATTTTTTTCTTGACGATGCCCGAATTGTGTGTTACCATGCAAATACAATTCAAGAAAAGGATGTGAACGAAATGTGGTTAGAAGAGCTTCGGAGGATGAAGCAGCGGAGCGGTTTGACTTCCGCCGAAATAGCAGCCGGAGCCGGTGTCCCTCGTCCCACACTGGATAAAATCCTCTCCGGGGAAACAAAAGACCCACGGCTCCCAACAATGAAAAAGATTGTAGAGTTCCTTGGATATACATTGAACGATCTGGATCCCCCAAAAACAGAAAACGCCCCCGCATCCGAAGATGCAGAGGCGCTCCGTGTGGAAGAAGTGATGGAGGCGTTCTATTCCGCCGGTCTCGTCCCGCGCGGGCAGGATTTAACGGACGAGGACCTGCGCTTTCTCCTCTCCGTGGTGGCTGCCCTGCGGCAGTGGTTCGGAGGTGAGGGCGGCAAGTAATGCCCGGAGCATTCCCCTCGGACATGGTGTCCCATTCAAAACAGCCGTGAGCTGCGCGAAATTTGCGTGGTTTGCGGCTTTTTCCATGTGCATTTCCTCCAATTCCGGCAGCCCAAATTGTGACTGTCTCCAAATTTTAACGATAAGTCTTTCTTTTTTATGGATAAAGTGCTACTATTTATGTATAAAATAAATGGATGGTGGTGCCTATGCAGTCGATAGGAAAGAAGGCGGCCAGAATCATTCTTTTGGCTTTTGTCCTCCTGCTCGCCATCGCTGTGCTTTCTGGCATTGCCGCTGCGCACAGTGGCCGCACTGACAGCAATGGAGGCCACACAGACAGCAGCACGGGAGAGTATCACTACCACCACGGATACCCGGCGCACCAGCACGAGGACCTCGACGGCGACGGCCAGCTGGAATGCCCCTATGAGTTCGTAGACCAGACCGGCGAGAACTCTGGCAGCTCGTCCGGTAGCTCATCCAGCAGTGTGAAAACGTCCGAAACCGCTATAAAAGAAGTCACGGTATACCGTACTCCGGTATGGGCTTATATCTCGTTTGGTGTCCTTGGCATCATCGCCACATGGTCCGCAATCTCTGCCTCGGATTCTAAACGTGCCTTGGCCGCAGCAGACGAAGAATTCGACGAGATCGGTCGGGACTTAGATGCCCTTTGCATTGGCCTGAGCCAAAATGACGAACGTTGGTTGCTTCGCATCTCCGGGGCCGGTCCCCATGATTCAACCGGGTGGAACGGGCTTCCGCAGGACGGCGATAAGTACATATTCTATGCGTCAACAGCCAATACACATAAGCGCTTGTCCGTAAAATACCACCGCCGGAACTGCCGCTATGCAGCAGGCCTTATGTGTGTCAACGCCGTAGAGATAAAAAAACAAAGCACGATTTACACGCCATGCGCAGTCTGCAACCCGGTCTTACCGGACACCGCGTGGTTCGAAAAGTATTCGCGTTACAAGTCCTTCTTGGATAAGTACCGTAAGGATGATCCGGGGCCGTAGCTGCGGCCCCGGCCCCCGGCTCCGGGCGGCGTCCTTCTCCGGCGTTTTCGGACTTTGACTTTGTATCGTTTGGTGATCCGCACTTTCATGGTGCCGCCTCCTTTTTTTTGGTGGCTTCATGGTAAGCCTGACACACCTTGTCAGTCAAGTGCGGGAATCGTGGCACACCCTGCGGGTTTTCCACAGGGCATTTTGGAAAGGAAGCGAGTACGTGGAGCAGGAAAATGAGCTGATGCGGATGAAGCGGAAAAGTGGGAAATCCTGGCGTGATCTGGAGCGCGAGACCGGGATTCCGTCCTCTACGATCCGGAATCATATGGAGGGCCGCGTCCGTCCCAAGCCGGAGATCGTGGACGCCCTGGCGGATGCCATGCAGCCCTCCGCAGGCTTTTGGCACACCCCTGTCAGTCCGCAGGGCATTCCGCAGGACATCCCGCAGGGCGTCGAGATGGTCCCCGCCTCCACCCTGGCGGCCACCCGTGATCTGTATGAGCGCCAGCTCGCCTCCACCGTTGAGCTGTACGAAAGTCAGATTGCCTCCCTGAAGGCCCAGCTGGCCAAGGCAGAGGCCCGCATCAGGCATCTGACAATCGCACTCGTCGTGTGCGTTATTTTTTTTACGCTTTTGATGGCCTTTGACATTCTGAACCGCGACGCCGGCTGGTTCCGTGGATCCCTCGGCTTCGAGGCCTCCGTCCGCCCTGCCTTCCGGCTCGCCTGGTGCCGCCTATGAAAACACCCACCGCAAGAAAGCTCCCCTCCGGCTCCTGGCACTGCCGCGTCCGGGTGAATGGTGAAGATGTCTCCATCACCGCCGAAACAGAAAAAGCCGCCCTGGCCGAAGCCATGGCGGTCAAGGCGGGGATCAGGCAGTCTCGGAAGGATTCTCCGCTCACGGTCCGCGAATGCATGGACCGGTACATCGAGGCGCGCGCCGTCCGCTCCCCGTCCACGGTCCGCGGCTATCGTTCGGACCAGAAGAACCGGTTTCAAAGCATCATGGACCGCCCCGTCTGCCGTCTGACGGATGCGGACTTTCAGCGCGCGGTGAACGCCGAGTACAAGATCATCACGCGGCGCGGCACACCAGTCTCTCCGAAGACGGTTCAGAACGCCTGGTGCACGATTGCCTCCGCCATTCGTGAAGCGACCGGGCGGCCCGTCTCTGTAAATCTGGAAGAAGTGGTCCCGAAGGAGCACCCGTTCCTGGAGCCGGACCAGATCCATTTGTTCCTGGATGGAATGCGGGGGAAGCCCGTAGAGGCAGGTGCGCTGCTCGCGCTGCACGGCCTCCGCCGTTCCGAAATCCTCAAGCTGACCTGGGGCAGCATCGACCGGAAGAACCGCGTGATCCGCGTCCGCGGCGCGTCCGTCCTGAACGAGGAGGGAAAGCTTGTCGATAAGCAAACGAACAAATCCGCCGCCGGGCGGCGCGATGTCCCGGTGATGATCCCACGCCTCCTGGAGCTTGCCGAAGCGAACGCCGCGCGCAGCACCGAGCGCATCTATACACATTCGAAGGAATACCTTTACACGGTTACAAATCAGGTGTGCGGCAGCCTCGGCCTCCCGCTCGTCGGCGTCCACGGCCTGCGCCACAGCTTCGCCAGCCTCGCATACCACCTCGGTCTGCCAGAGAAGTACACCGCCGCAGTCGGCGGATGGGATGACTACGCCACCATGCACAAAATCTACACGCACCTCGCCAACGCCGATTCAAAAAAATACGCCGCCCAGATGGGCGCATTTTTCAAAAACGGCAACGAAAATGGCAATGAATAAAAATAACCCGCATGATTCCAAGTGTTTTCGCACTTTTCGTCCGGGTTCGATTCCCGTACGGGTCACCAAAACAATTCACCGAACATTCTAAGAATGTTCGGTGTTTTTCTGCCTATATCAGAACTTTTCCAACATTTCCGCCTGATTTCACGAATACGAATCTGCATATTCTATCGTTTATACGCCCGTTTCCGTAGCTCTCAAATAAAAAATGGCAATGAAAATGGCAACGAAAATGGCAATGGCCTCTGCTCCATTGCCATTTTCTCTTTCAGTGCTCCACAATGTCCGCGTAATACCTGGCCGCCTTGTCCCTCCTGGCGTCCTCGTCGCAGAGCCAGTCCCGGGCGAGGTCTGCCCAGAGGTCCGTGCTGTCCATCCCCCGGCGCTGGATGGTCGCGCCGTAGTCGGACCAGAGCGAATTCATGACGGCGTAGAAGGCCGCCTCGTCCAGCCTCCAGCCCCGCTGCGCCATGACCTGCCGGGTCTCCTCCTCGGACCAGCGCGGCCCGCGGCTCCCGTCGCTGTTGACCATGTGCGCCGTCCATTCCCGGGCGGTCTCCATGTCCAGCGGCGCGGCCTCGCGGCATTTCATCCGGTGCTCGACGTGCAGCAGCAGGTTCAGCCGCTCCAGCGATTGCCAGGACATTTTCCCCTGCATCAGCTCGTCGATTTCCGCACGCACGTCCTGTGTCGTAATCATGTCATGCCTCCTTGATGTACCGGGCCAGGGTGTCCAGGTCCGCCGGGTAGAGCGTGATGCTGCCTAGCACGGGTACCTCAATGCCCATGCCCTCCGGGCCGATCTGCGGACGCACCGCCTCCAGCAGCCCGTCGAGGTCCACGTTCCCGTCCCCGTCGATGGCCCCCAGCTTGTCCAGCCCGGCCTTCGCCGCCCAGGCGGGCAGCAGCGCGTCGAGGCGGCGGATGGCGTAGACGCACCAGGCAACGGCCCCGCCTGCCCGGATGTTCTGCGCGAAGTCGCCGCGCGGAAGCTTCGGCGCGAATTCCGCGTCAAGATAGCGCGTCAGCCCGCCCTTGATCTGTTCCATGGATACCATACAGCCCTCCTGTTATGTGCGCGGGGAGGTCGCCCTCCCCGCTTTGGTGGTCACTTGCAGCAGCAGTCGCACGGCAGCGGATTGTAGGTGCTTTGCGCCGTGGTGCCGGTTCCGGTGGTGACGTCCGCGACCATCTTCGGATAGAAGGTGGCGTTGGTGTACGTCACAATGGAGTTGTCGGCGCACTTGCGCTCGTCGCGCTCCCGGTGGATCTGGCACTCCAGCTCGGACTTCACGCCCATCAGGCGCTCGCTGACAAGCTGGAAGCTGTCCTTGTTCGCCTGATTCACGACCTTCTGCCCGCACAGCTCCTCGCGGATGTCCTTGAACTGCCCGTCGATGTACTTGTACATTTCGAGCATCTTCTGATCGTTGTAGGTGTTGGCATCCCGGAGGGCGATCTCGCTGCGCAGCTTGGCGATCTCCTGCTCCTGCGCCAGCTCATAGCGGTTCACCGTGTGGTCCTCGCTGCAGCCCGATTTCCCGACCATCGCAGCAAACGCCGCGCCAAGCGCCGGCGCCGCCATCGATGCCGCCGCATCGACCGGAGCGGAGCGTCTGCCCCAGCCTGCCAGCTCGCCGAGACCGGCAAGCGCGCCGAGAGACGTGCCGATGATGCCCGTGGTCAGACCGGCTTTCGCCACGCCGGAGCTGCCCTGCTTTTCATTGATTTCCATGGTATGTGCCCCTTTCGGTTCTGTAGTCCCGGATGTGCACCTCCGGTCTGCCTCCAGTGTGCCACTGTGTAGGCAAAACCACCACGGACGAGAGCCGTAAAAAGCGCGTAAAAAGAGCAGCCCCCGCAGGGGCTGCTTTCATTCTTCCATCAGCTTCCGGATCCACCATCGCCCGGACCATACCGTCCAGAGCTTGTTCTTCGCGCTCCGGCTCCATTTCTGGATTGCCTCGACGCTGCAGTCGAGCGTTTCCGCCGCCTGCTCCTGCGTCATCCCGCGCCGGAGGCAGAGATCGACCGCAGTTTTCTCCGCCTCCGTGAGGTTGACGAGACCGGTCACCAGCGACACCAGCTCCGCGTCCGGCGATTGCAGGAGGCGCTTGATCTTCCCGTCGCGCTCCCGCACAGCGCGGACCGGCAGGTCGATGACCGGCATAGTTTATTCCTCTTCCCCGTCGGGAGGATGATCTGTCTCCGTCTCTACGCTCTCCCGCTTTTTTAGCACCTCAATTGCGCCGGTGATGGCCTTGGGGATCGGTACACCCATAAGTCCAGCGTTCTCCGTGATCGATAGCAGCTCGTTGGCGCAGAATGCAATAATGACCGCATCCCGGATGTACGTTGTGCCGAGCAGCATGTCCAGTCTGCATGCAATAAGGACGATCAGCAGGATCATGCCCTTGCGGATGAGGCCTTTCCAACTGGCCCCGGACTCCAGCCGCCCGGTTTTGCTCTTGCCGGATTTGTGGAACACCCCGGCGACGATCAGCCCGGAGGCGTAGTCGATGGCCATAAACACGATCAGTGTTGTGAGGCCGCTTGTCCAGCCGCCGAGCGCGGTCGAAATGGCCGCGCCCAGCGCTCCGATGATTGCCATGATTGTATGTTTCATTTGTCCCTCCTTATGTTTTGGCCTCGGTGTATGCGAGGCAAATCCACCCGTTCCGCCGGTCCGCGTATGCTTTCAGCAGCCCCCAGCCGTCCTGCTCCTCGACGATGGTGTATGCGCCGCCGTAGGCCAGCGTTTTGACCACGTCGTACCCCGTCCCGGGGCCGCTGCGGACGTTGAGGCCGCTCTGCGCCTTGATGCGGACCAGCCTGCCGGTCCTGCCCGCCGCGGTCCCTGCGGCCTCCAGCGCCGCCCAGGTGAGCCTGCCGCAGATGCCGTCGGCCGAAAGCCCGGACTTGGCCTGGAAGGCCCGGACGATGCTGTCCGTATAGTCGCCGAAGATGCCGTCCGCGCCCCAGGGCGAGAAGTTGTAGCCCGCCCGGATGAGGAGCTGCTGCATCCGCTGGACGGCCTCGCCGGAGCTGCCCTTGGAGAGCGTGGGGTGTTCGTCCGCCGGGGCCGGGCTTGCGCCGCCCAGCTCCGCCGCCACGTCCCGCCGGAGCTTGGCAAGGTCGATGCCCAGGCCCAGCCCGTCCCAGAGGTGCTGCGGGTCCACGTGGTCCGTGTTGCTGAGGCCCCGCCTGGTCACGTCGTAGTGGGTCTCGATGCACGTGTAGGGGTCCCAGCCGTACCTCCGGCAGAGCTGGGCCAGGAGCCACACGGCGTTTTTGTAGGTCCGGAGCGCGTAGCTCCGCGCCGCCTCCAGGTCCGAGACGGTGAACCGCGCCCCGCTGGTGTAGGTGATCTCCCGCGGCTCGCCCATCTCAATGCCGAGCCATTTGTCGTTTCCCGGCCCTCCCACGTGCCAGCACTTGCGGTCGTCCGGCATACAGTGCAGCACCTGCCGGTCGTCCACCATGTAATGGACGAGGTACGGCGAGCCGTTCCTCTGCCAGTAGTCCCGCAGCACCCGCGCGTCCGGCTGCGGCGTGCCGATGGAGTGCAGCACCACGCCCCGCGGCGTGAGCCTTTGGTTTGCCCTGTACCGGCTGTTCCCGGCGCAGATGGCCTCTGTGATCTGCATGACTTGTCCCTCCTTATGCGTTCAGGGCGGCCCGGACGGCCTCCCGGT